GAATCCTTTGAAGTTACAGAGACAGAGATTGTGTATGAAGAAATGCCAGACATTGATGGAGATGTATTCTAATGGCACGCTATAATTATACAGCAATTAATGAAGATGGCTCTGAAGGTACAAAATACTCTGACTTCAATGAGATACCAATCAATGCTATTATTGGAGATTATGGCCATATTAAAGCAACTCGCGTGGAAGACGATACAGTGGCAGGTGCGCTAGTAATCAGAGATGATTATGAAGCTTGGCGTGAAATGCTTGATCGCTGCCATTGGGCTCCAAAGTCTGAAGTTGCCACTGCAGTGGATCCAAAGCATTACAAGGGCTACGTAGAGGAACTCCAATGGATTGACACTATGAGCCGTATCCCTACGCTTAAAGATCCTAAAATATTTTCTGGTGCTGTAGAAATGCAAATTAGAAAGTATCTTGATCGCAATGGGCAAAAGGATGATGTTATACAAGAATTGCTTAAAGCACGATGGTATTTAAACTATCTGATTGCTTATAAAGTAGCAGATAGGCCAATCATGGTAGATGAGGTCGAAGGTATTATATCTTCAATTTAACAACAAAAGGGCGTTTCGCATAAGCGGAGCGCCTTTTAATCGAGACTTACTATGAATTATGTATTCGACATAGAATCGGATGGATTGCTGAAAGACGTTACACGAATGTGGATTATGGTTGTTAAAGATCTTAAGACGGGTAAACGTACAAGGTTCTTAGAAGGTGATCTTGGTTGGCAAGAGTTGTTTAATAATGCTAATCAAGTCGTTGGTCATAACATTATAAATTACGACTTACCTGTTCTTGAAAAGTTGTTTGGCTATAAACTGCCAACGTATGTAAAAGCTGTAGATACTTTAATTCTTTCACAAATACTTGACTATAAGAGATTTGGCGATAAAGGACATTCTCTTAAGGTATGGGGCGAATATTTAAATGCGCCTAAACAAGAATTTGAGGATTGGTCTAAGTACTCAGAAACAATGGCTCTCTATTGTGAAAATGACGTTGAAGTTAATACTAAAATTTTAATGGCATTGAAAGATGAACTAGACAGGGGCATTGATAGATTTCCTGAAAAGTTTAAATTAACAAGAGAGTACATTAAGGTAGAGCATGCGGTTGCTAAGTGGTGCGCTGATGCTAGTTTGCACGGCTGGCCATTTGATGTAGATAAAGCTTATGAGCTTTACGATGAGCTTGAAACAAAGATGAATATTACTTACGGGATCCTTAACAAAAAGCTTGGTGTCAAAACTGTAGCTTGCGATAAGAAGGCTAGCGACCCTGTTGACTTTGGACGTAAGCCTAAGTTCCTAAAAGATGGCAGATATGATATACATCTTGCCCGTTGGTTTAATATTGACCAATGGAGCGGAGTAGATCCTGACGATCGTCTAGTAGTTGGAGAGTACTGTAAGTTTGAAATTGTACCATTGAGCCTTAACTCTGTGGCTGATGTAAAGATATTTCTATATAGGAATGGCTGGAAACCAACAGACTGGAACTACAAGCTAAATGCAGATCTAAAGCGTGAAAAGACAACGCCTAAGATTACTGAAGATAGTTTAGAGTTTTTAGGCGGGGATGGTAAACTATATAGTAACTATTTGACTGAGAAGGCTAGACACTCAATTGTAAAAACATGGTTGGAGAACGTAGATGACAATAATAGACTTCATGGAGACTGTATGGTTATCGGGACCCCTAGTATGCGTTCACGTCATAGTATTATTGTTAATATCCCTAGCCCTGATGCTCCATACGGGAAACAAATGAGATCACTGTTCAAATGTATTCCTGGTTGGAAAATAGTAGGCTGTGACAGTGCTGGCAATCAAGCTAGAGGCTTAGCTCATTTCCTTAAAGATGATAAGTTTACAGATATTCTTTTAAATGGCGATGTTCATACTTTTAATGCAGATACTCTCAACCGTATTTTAAGAACACGTCTTTACATTGATTGGAATGAGTACTGGATAGGGCAGGGCGTTAAGGCAGATGAAAAGCATACACTAGAAGAGAACCTTGCTATTCGTAGAAGAAATTGTGCTAAGCGGGTATTGTATGCATTCTTATTTGGCGCTTCAGGCGGCAAGCTTTGGAGCTATATGTTTAATGGAGAAATGAATGATACTAAAGGTAATAAAGTTAAAAAAGATTTTATTGCTGCAGTCCCAGGTTTTAAAGAGCTTTTGACAGAGCTAGAGACCACGTATGGTAGTACAAAGAAAACAGGACACGGCTACATTGGTAGCTTAGCGAATACTCGATTGTATGTAGATTCTTTTCATAAGTTGTTAGTGTACAAGCTACAAGCTACAGAAAAGATTACTTGTGGTGCAGCCTGCATGCTAGTACAACAATATTTACAAGAAGAAGAGATTCCTTATCAACCTTTGATTATGTATCATGACGAGTTTCAATTTATGGTACCTGAAGAGCATGCGGAGAGAGCAGTAGAGTTAGGCATAAAAGCCTTCCAAGAAGGCCCTAAATTGTTTGGAGTCACCATTATGGATGGCTCTGGTTCCTTTGGCAACACTTGGCTGGAGACGCACTAGTGTTTGAATGCGACTGTTGTGGTAAAATATTTCATAGCGCACCTTTTATACTTGATGGTATTGAGAAGATGTTTTGTTCGGGCGGCTGTATGAAGCTTGAACAAGGTATTGTAACTGAATACACTAAAGCTCAAAGAGAAGCTATAAATAAGAAGATAGATTCAAAGCAATTAGTTCCTCGGAGAGTACCTTTGAATCCAGTTCAATTTACAATAGCACCAGGTGCAACACCAGGTCAAAGAGATTTATTGAGCATGGATATGGATACTAGAGCTAGGCTCAAGAGACTGTCTAAACGTTTCTACAGAAAATAGGTGAGTTATGAACAACGAGCAATACCTTTTAGTATGTTTAATGGAAGAGTTATCAGAAGCAGCACAAGAGGCTTCTAAATGTATTAGATTCACGCTAGAGCATCAGTATGAAGAATACGAACACACAAACAAGCAAAAGCTAAAGAATGAGTTAGCAGACGTACAAGCTATTCTTATTATGCTAGCTAGTGAATGTAATATTAGACTGAATTGTGATATGAAATCTCACATAAGAGATAAGATAGCCAAAACAGAAATGCGTATGATTTTGTCACAAGATATGGGAGTTTTAAGAAAATGATAGCACTTATCGATGCGGATGGTTTAACTTATTCTGTTTGTTACAATCGTGAAAAGCAGAATCCAATAGTTAACCTCGATGATGAAGGTATGGTAACGTATACCCCTGAAGAAGAAGCTGAATACAAAGCTGATATTTTTAGAAATTTTTGTAGAGAACTTTCTGAAGTAAGTGAAAATGTATTTGCTACAGAATCGCGTATTGTACTTAGAGGTAAGAACAATTTTAGACACGCAGTAGATGCATTCTATAAGTCTAAGAGAAATTCTGGCGGTATAAAGAAATATGCCGATTACATCAAAGATACAGCATTGTCGTTTGAAATGGCAATAGATTCTGAAGGTTGTGAAAGTGATGATATCATACGTATCTGGGCAGAAGAGCTTAGAGCTGAAGGTAAGGAATTTATTGTTTGTACTACAGACAAAGATCTTAAGATGATTCCTGGTAAGCACTATCATTTGAAAACTAAACAAATAAGTGAAGTATCTGAACACGAAGCTTTGGTGTCTTATCATCAGCAACTTCTAATGGGAGATGCAGTTGATAGTATTCCAGGTATTTGGAAAATGGGGCCTGTAAAGTCTGCAAAGGCTTTAAAGGACTGTGTAACACTAGAATCCTTTCAAGAAGTAGTCATAAATGAGTATATTAAAGCGTATGGCGACAGATGGCCAGAAGAGCTTACACTTACAGGCAAACTCATACATTTATGGAGATGGCCTGAAGACTACTTTAGCTTGGATGAATGGCCGCTGGCTAAGGAATTGTTAGGTTAAATGAAATTCGAAGGAGTCGTTCCAACAACGGCTCCAGTCTCTATTAGTAGATTTTCTAATGGACACTGGAGATATTTTAAACAAATGAGAGAGGATAAGGCATATGTGGGATTCATCTATGCTATCTATGATAAAGTCCTTCTTAGATTCTATATTGGAAAGAAGAATTACTTCAGTACTGGTAAAGCTACTTTCGGACGAGAGTCTGATTGGAAGAGATACAAGAGTAGTAGTTCAACAATTGCGGCTCACCTCAAAGAACGACCAGCAGAAGAATTTCTCTATATCTGCTTGGGGGAATACAAAACAAAAAGTGGACTCGCTTGGGCCGAAACGTGGTCGTTGGTGACACTAAAAGCACCATTCAGAGAAGATGTATACAACAAGCGAATAGAAGAAATTACGTGGAAAGTTACAGAAGATGTTGCACCACATCATGTAGAAAGATTAAATCTTATTTCTAAGGGATATATTCCAAATGACTTCGAGAGAGATTGGTAAGACCAGCTGTCCCAAATGCGGATCTTCTGACGCTAGAAAAATATATTCAAGCGGACAGAGTCATTGTTTTTCATGCGATACACATTTTAAAGCGGATGCAGATATGGCAATAGAATTTAAAGGTAGCGTACCAGCAACAAAAGTAACACAAAAAGTATCTCATATGGATATTAGTTCGTTACGATCTGTTGCAATAAAAGACAGAAAAATATCCAAAGAAGTTACAGAGTACTTTGGTGTTAAGATGAGATTTGGGGAAGATGGCGAAATTGATGGTCATTTTTATCCGTATGGTGACTCTTATAAAATGAGAGCATTGCCTAAGACATTTACTTGGGTTGGCCCTAATACAAACAAACTGTTCGGTCAAGATAAGTTTAACGGTGATGGCAAAAGACTTGTTATTACTGAGGGTGAAATTGATGCCATGTCTGTTGCACAAGCATCGTTTGAAAAGTACAAAAAGATTTATCCAGTTGTTTCAATATCATCTGCTACAGGCACAAAAGCTTTGCTAGAGAATAGAGAATGGATAAGATCTTTTGATGAAGTAATTCTATGCTTTGACAACGATGACGCAGGCCGAGAAGCTACTGACAAGGCTATTAAGATTATTGGTGTGGATAAAGTAAAGCTTACTAAGATGCTAGTAAAAGATGCCAACCAGCTACTTCTTGAAAAAGGCGGTACAGAGGTAATGTCATGCATCTTTAGTGCAGCTAAGTATGTACCATCAGGTATTATGCGTAGAGATGAGCTTTGGCAAGCAATGGTAGAATACAACTCTATTCCTGTTGTACCCTATCCTCCTTGTCTAGATACGCTTAATACTAAGCTTAAGGGTATGAGAGAGCATACTATTACTTTGTTCACTTCAGGCACTGGTTCAGGCAAATCTACAATCACTAGAGAGATTGCATTACATTTAGTATCTACACAAGATACTCTGGTAGGCATTGTAGCGTTAGAAGAGCCGCCTGCAGAAACGGCTCGTAAGTTGGCTGGCATGGCTATCAGTAGAAATCCAGCTAATGAAGAACTCTCTGTAGATGACCTTAAGTGTGGCTTTGAGAGTGTGTTTGGCGATGATAGAATTATGGTATTAGATCACCAGGGTTCTATGGATGATACATCTTTAATGGATAAGCTTGAGTATATGTGCCTCTCAGGTTGCCACTATATTATCCTTGATCACATAACAATCTTAGTATCTGAGGGTGTTGACGGTCTTCAAGGTAATGAAGCAATTGATAGAACAATGAATGATTTATTAAGATTAGTTAGTAAGTATCCTGTGTGGCTATGCTTAGTCTCACATTTAAGAAAGACACCTACAGGTAAGAAATCATTTGAAGAGGGTCAGTTACCTTCTCTAGATGATATAAAAGGCTCAGGCTCTATTAAACAAGTATCGATGGAAATTGTAGCCTTTTCAAGAGACATGTCGCATGAAGATGAGTCAATTCGTAATCACATTAACATGCGAGTACTAAAAAGTAGATTTACAGGCTTAACAGGCAATGTGCCTGGAGTTGATTATGTACATGAAACAGGGCGTCTGCGTGCTAGCGCGGAAGAGTTTATAACAATAGTTTAGGAATATAAATGACAGCACAAATATTAACACCAAGAGAATCTTATGGTGTGGACTATCCAGCTGCAATAGAGTTTGCTATAAAGCAAGCAGAGATCGCATGGTTTGCCCATGAGATTGAAGTGGAGAAGGATATCCACGAATTGAAAACCAACTGTACTGAAGCAGAATACTTTGGTATTGTTAATACATTAAAGATCTTTGTACACTACGAAATCCATGTTGGTAACAACTATTGGAGAGATTATATACCTAGATTCTTTCCCCGTCCAGATGTACAGCGAGTAGCATCAGTACATGCTATGACTGAGCTGAATATCCATGCTCCATTCTATTTTAAGATAAATGAACTCTTAGGTTTAAATACTGATGAGTTTATGAACTCTTACCACGAAGATGCGATTCTTTCTGACAGATTAGAGTGGATGGAGCGTGTTGTATCTAAGCATGAAACCACAATGGAGAAGCTAACCTCAGTTGCTATATTTAGCATGATTGAAGGTGCAGTACTCTATTCATCTTTTGCATTCTTAAAGCATTTCAATTCAGATGGTAAAAATAAGTTTCAGAATATTAATGCTGGTATTAACTTCAGTGCTATTGATGAAGATATACATGCCCGAACAGGAGCTTGGATCTTCAATACAGCTCTTCATGAAGCACTTAATGATCCTGATGAATACATTAACCTCGACACTTTATATAATGATCTAGAAGTGACTGCTTGGATTATAGCTGAAAATGAGCGTGATATCATTCGAAAGATGTTTGAGTTTGGAGCAATCGAAGGTATTACACCATTAATGCTAGATAATTTTGTACAAAGTAGACTTGATATATGCCTTACACGGCTAGGTGCTAAAACATTATTTGAACCATCCTATAATCCAATAGCAGACTGGTTTTATGATGATATTGAATCTAGTACTTTGCATGATACATTTATTGCCATGGGTAACGATTATAAGCGCAATTGGACGGAATCTAAATTTATATGGAAGGTGAAAAATGACTAGTATTTATCGCGAATTAAGCGTTGAGCGTAAACGATTACAGCAAGAAGGTAAGCTCCCTAGTTGGATTATTACTAATAGCTGGCAACTCCTTAAGGAAAAATATGTTAGTGAAAAATATCCAGACTTACTGTCAATCTATACTCGTATTGCTAAGCACGCGAGTACTTACACGGATAGTCCAGCAACTTGGGAAACCAAATTCTTCGAACTTCTCTGGAAAGGTTGGCTTATTCCTTCTACGCCTGTGTGTGCCAATATGGGTACGGGTAACGGATGCCCCGTATCATGTTCCGGAGGTACAGTCCAGGATTCAGTATATGACTTCTATGCCAAGCAACAAGAAGCCGCAGTCCTCTCGCAGCAAGGATATGGTACTAGTAATTATCTTGGTAATATTCGTAAACGTGGTGCCCCTATTTCTGGTGTGGCCGGATCTGCTTCAGGTGTGTTACCAGTATTTAAGGGATTTGTTAAAGTAGCACAAGACATTTCTCAAGGCTCACAACGTAGAGGTGCTTGGGCAGGGTATTTGGAGATTGAACATGGTGATTTTGACGAACTCGCAACTCATATTCTTAACTTTCCTGATGATGCTAATGTCGGTTGGATCATTAGTGATGATTTTATTCGTCGTTTAAATGCAGGAGACAAGGATGCTTTAAGACGCTATCAAAAAGCAATGAAACTTAGATTGCTAGGCAAAGGTTACTTCTTCTTTAAAGACAAGGTTAATCGTGCAGCGCCACATGCTTATAAACGTAGAGATTTACAAGTCAACGCTTCTAATTTATGTACTGAGATTGCATTGTTTAGTGGTATTCACTGGGATGAAGAATATACATTCTCTTGTGTACTCTCATCAATGAATGCTTCTAAGTATGATGAGTGGAAAGGAACAGACGCTGTGTTTACAGCTACTGTGTTCTTAGACTGTGTCAATGAAGATCAAATTCGTATTGGTAAGACAAAGCCTGGTATGGAGCGTATCACTCGTTTTGCTGAAAAATCAAGAGCATTAGGCTTAGGCTTACTAGGCTTTCACAGTTATTTACAAGACCATAGCATTCCATTTGAGAGCTTTGATGCTCATCTAATCAGTCAAGAAATGTTTAAGCATCTTAATTCTGCGTCCCTAATGGCATCTATTTGGATGGCTAAAGCATGGGGCGAGCCTGAGTGGTGTTTAGACCTTGGTATTCGTAATACACATAGAATAGCTATTGCGCCTAATCTTTCTAGTTCATTGATTGCTGGTGGTACATCTCAAGGTATTGAGCCTATCTATAAGAATGCGTTTGTACAGAATACTGCAGGCGGTAAGATGAGAAGATCATCACCTGCTCTAATGAAACTGATTGAGAGAGAAGGACTTGATGTACAAAAGACTCTCAAAGATATCATCAGAAACAATGGCTCTGTACAGCATGTTGAATGGTTAACTGATCATGAGAAAGATGTGTTTAAAACTGCATTTGAAATCAATCAGAAGAGTATCTTAAAGCTAGCAGCAGCTAGACAACCTTATATTGACCAAGGTCAATCTATTAACCTCTTCTTTGATGCCGATGAGAGTGAAGAGTACATCTCTGAAATTCATCAAGAAGCATTTGAGTTAGAAGGTATTAAATCGTTGTATTATATTCGCACTACTAATGGTGCAAGGACCAATAAAGATGAATGTCTCTCATGCCACGGGTGAAGTACAGGTAACATTAACTGGCGATAGCCACCAAAGACGCAAAAAGCTAAGAGAATTATATCGTACTTATAGATATGTACAAATGAAACTCTATGGTGGCTTCTTTGTAAAGAATACATATATTTGTTGGAACTAATCATAGGGAGGACTTCGGTCTTCCCTTTTTAACGGAGAGTAAGATGAACACAGATGAAATATACGAATGCTTACGAGGCATTGCAGCAGAGCCTTCTACAAACGCTAAGATTGAAATGTTAGAATTCTATCTACAAGATTATGAGTTTGAGAAGGTTATTACATATGCGTACAACCCCTTCCTTACATTTGGTGTACGTAAAGTACCTAATGTTTCGCATAAGGTTGGTTTATTAAAATCATTTGACTATGATACATGGGGTTTGCTTGACTTATTACGTCAACGACATGTGACAGGTAAGCTTGCAATTGTGACTTTATTAGAGACAATGGGACAGCTGTACAATGGTTCTGAGGCAGTGTTGAGAGGTATTCTAGAGAAAGACCTTAGAGCAGGCTTTGATGCTAAGACAATTAACAAGGCTGTCCCTGGCTTAATACCTGTAGCAGCATATATGAGATGCAGCTTACCTAAGCATGTAAAGATGGATGAGTTCCATTTCCCTGCATTTAGTCAAGAGAAAGCAGATGGCCTGTTTGTAAATATCACAATGGAAGGCTCAGCTATTACAATGCTAAGTCGTAAATACCAAGAGATGCCCGTTGAGTCGTACAAAGAGTTACTAGTACAGGCAGAAGGCCTTAAGGTAATTAAAGAAGGTTACCAAACACATGGTGAATTGATTGTAGAAGTTAATGGTGTACCCCTAGAGCGTAAAACTAGTAATGGTGTCTTAAGGCGTGTTAACCTAGGCGGTGAATTCAAGAACGGAGAGTATCCCGTATTTCATTATTGGGATATTGTGCCTATAACATCTATAAGAAAGAATATAGACAATACCATGTACGTAGATAGATATAACTCTATTAACAATTATGATCGGAAACATGTTAAAGCAATTCCCTCTAAGATGGTTATGAATCTACAAGAAGCTGAAGATCACTTTGTAGAGTTGAGTAAACAAGGTAAAGAAGGCACTGTTCTAAAATCTTATAGAGCTGTTTGGAAGAACGGTGTTAGTAAAGATATCGTTAAGTTCAAGAAGGAGTTACATTGTGAATTAAGAGTAATTGATTTTAATCCAGGTACAGGGGAGAATGCTGATACATTTGGTTCTCTTAAATGTAGTACAGAAGATGGGCAGCTTGTGGTTAACGTAGGCAATCTTACTAATGAATTAACGTGGGAGATCCATGAGAATTATGATGGCTGGATTTATGCTATCATTGAAGTGACTTATTCATCCGTCATTACTAATGAAAAGGGTGAGTACAGTTTGTTTGAACCAAAGTACGTAGAACGTCGTTACGACAAAGACACTGCAGATACATTAGAATCACTATTGGAGGTAAAATGATAGAATTTACAGGTATTATGGAATGGCTAATGCAAGCTAGTTTAGTTGTTATAGCAGGCTCATTAGCAATAATTATATTTGCATTTGCAGTATTTGCGATTAGAAACATGTATGAGGATTTAATGAAATGAGTAAACAAGCAATCTTTACAGTAGGTATTAGTGGTTCAGGTAAGTCAACTTGGGCATGGCAGCATCAAGATGAATGGCGTGTAATTGATAGAGATGTCATCAGGCGTACACATCTTATTCTTAATGTTAAAGAGTACGATCCCTCAGAAGATAATATGTGGGATCATTGGGATTTTGAAACAATGGAAGCTACATGTAACAGACGTAGAGAAGAGCTTATTGAGGCTGTTCTTCTTGAAGGTAGTAATGTTATATTTGCAGACACTAATCTTAACTATAAAAAGTTAGAGCCTCTAATGCAGCAGCTACTTAGAGAAGATTATAGTGTTAAGTTTCAATTCTTCCCAACAACGTTAGAAGATGCTAAGTACAGAAATGCATGTAGACGTGATGCTGTGCCTGATCATTTGTTACAGATTCAGTACACAGCTTATAATGCATTCAAAGGTGCTCCCATTAGATTAGATTATGGTGATGTACCATTTGATGTAATCCTTGATTGTATGACAGGGGAGATTGACTCAGTAGAAATAGCTGGTATTTATGTAGGTAATGTATTGGCGGAACATGTAATCATGAGCCTAAGAGATGATATAATTGAACTTAAAGTAATGGATGTAAGACCATGAGTGATAATTTTGATGCATTAGTAGAGTTATTAGGCTTTGATCAGCCTGCTGATATTGACAATATCTTAGGGCATGCTGTACTAGAGATATTAGACGCTAGGTACACAATTAAAGAGATGGGTGCTGAGCTTAGATATCAAAGAGCAAGATACATTGAACTTCGTAAAAAGGCTTTAATTGGAGGAGTATTGAAATGAGAATAAGTGACGAAGAAAAAGAACAACTCCGACAAGATCATCGTGAACAGTGGCTAGGTGAATGGAAAGGGACACTTAAAGAATTTGATGAACACTATGTTCCATTGGACTTTAATGACGATGACTGGATCGATAATGATGAAGACGAACTTGATGATGAATGGGATGAGGAGGACACATGAATATGTATCAAGAACTAGTTGATGAAGGTTGTAATATTCCAGATTTACTCAGAGCTAACGCAGGCAATGTAGGAGATATGGGTGTTTTATTAGAAGCAGCAGCTGCTCATATTGAGGCCTTAGAAGCTAACTTAAAAGATACAAGAGATTATTTTGCAATGGTTGATAAAATTGCTAAGTCTATTAGCCAAAACAATAGCGCCCTTCAAGAAACTTTAAGGGTAGCTAAAGTATTCGGGAGAATCAAGTGATATTAACTGATGAACAAGAGTGTGAGTACGACCCAGAGCCTGAAGAGCTTAATTGGGAAGAAGATGGTGACAGAATTCTAGGGCCACATGGCTATAATAGAAACTGTATGTGTTATCAATGCAATCCACCGGGGTGAGTTATGGCAAAGTTAAAGCTTAAAGAAGCTATTTATCAGATGAAAATGGGTTATTTAGTTACAATTACAAAGATCAATGAAGACCATGCGATTGGTGAATTTGAGGGGGAGGATGGTGACGGATACCTACATATAATTACATCCGAATGGAATCTCGATGGTACACACCCTTTTAATCCTCAAGCTAAGCTAAGGAAAGTTAAAATGTTTTGTCAAGACAGAAAGTACTATTCGCACGGGAGCTAATTATGGTTATCTTTTTAGTACTCTTGTATACTTACGCAAGTGCAGGTATATTTGTAGTTCTGACAATGCTTTACGGTTTCTCGGAATTTGAAGCATTTTTACTAGTAACTTTACTAGGGCTAATACTATGGAGTGTAATATGAACTTTAATAAATTTACAGACAGAATGTTCAAAAAAGTTGACAATACAGTATGGGACTTAATGTCTGGTACAGTTGGCTTTAAAACACAAGAAGGCATCTTATCTCTTGATTTAGGTGAGAAAGACGCTGAAGGCAACCATAATGATCCACAAATTGTAATTAATCTTATGGATGAATTTGGCATGGCAATTCCTGCGTTTGCACAAAATACACCTGTGTCTATGATTGAGATGGGTGATTTAGTTTATAGTGCAACAACAGGTAATGCATTAGGCTGGATTGTTAAGAAGAATTCTAAATCATTTGATTTGTTAAAACCAGATGGCACTAGAAGTAACTGGACACCACCTAAGGTACAAATGTTAGGCATGGAGTCCGGTGTTATGATTCTTAAATCATTTATGGCGATGTTGCCTACTGAGGGTGCTAACAGCTTTCAGAACTCTTTAATGCCTATGATGATGATGGGCATGATGGATGGTGACGACAAGATGGACAGGTTAATTCCAATGATGTTAATGTCTAGTACAATGAGTAATGGTAACAATCAAATGATGTCAATGTTACCTATAATGATGATGATGAAAGGGGAGGGTGGGAGCATGTTCGGAGGAAAAAAGTAGACACTGAAGAAATGCGCATATTTGATAGACTAATTGCCTTACGAGATGAATTGTGTCCTGATTTTGTACCTGATTGGTCTTTAGGTAACAGCGGTAACTATGTATTACGCTTCAGTACTATTCAAGGCGTATGGAAGCCTGACCCTAAAGGAACTTATGACGGAAGGGTTGGGCCTCACTTTAGCGCAGAAGCAGCTGAAATAGCTTGTAAGATGTTAAATAACAAAGGGGTCTTATGAACATTGAAATTCAAAAGAAGTACAAAACACGATGTAATTTTAAGGTCGAAATACGCCAAATAATCACTTCAACTCCAACAGGATATCCAGTCCTTGGTGCTTATTTTGACAATGACTACGGTGATTGGGTAGATGAAAGATGGATGCTTGATGGCAGATGCGATGAAGAAATCCTTGACAATGATTTAGACTTAGTGGAGAAAAACTAATGCAGTTAAAAGTAGGCGGTAAATACAAAAATCGTAGAGGTTATGTAGTTGAGATTGTAGAAAAGCTTCACGATGATACGTATCCTTTTATTGATACGCAAGATACATCATATACATTTGAAGGTGTATATCTAAGAACCCATCCTAACCACGTTAATGATTTAATTGAGGAGATTTATGTGTTTGATTTAAATGCAACGTATGTAACAAAGTCTGGACAACAGGTAGTAATCATAGCAAGAACTCCAAAGCTTACATACCCTATTATTGGCCTCTATAAAAGTGGCAGTGATTGGCAGTTAGCCAGTTGGACAGAAGAAGGTATTTACGATTTGAGTGATATTAGCTATTTAGATCTTGTAAAGGTAGATGCTAATCAATTACGTACTCGTAACGGCACTATGGTTAAGATATACGAAAGATATGAAGATGAGATTCATGGTGCTTACTTCTCAGAAGGCAAATGGAAGTCATCTACATGGACTGTTGAGGGCGGTTTTTATCAAACTGGAAAGGAACAGTCGTGTCTTGACATTGATTGGACACCACCTAAAAACTGGACGGCAGGCATCGAATTTTGCGCACAGGCGGGGGCAGGCGGGGCAACGGGGGGCAATGGCTCATACCAGCCAGACCCTGCGGCAGTCGGGGCAGAGCGCGTCAATCTGTAGCAAATTTTGTACCTTTAGCGGGTGTCGGTTTTATGGCGAATGTCCAACCCCGTTAAATTAACCCTATTTTCAAAAACGAAGATAGAAAACATTCGCAACTTAATTTATTTATTATACTGGAGCATATCATGTCACAAATTCAACAAGCATTCGTAATCGATGGTAAAGTTTTCGCTACTAAAGCTGAAGCACAAGCATTTATCCGTCGTCCGTTGATCTTAAAAGCTTTCTTAGATTTGACCAAAAATAACGAAGAGTTATCTAACTGGTTAGTTGAAAATCAAGAAACAGTTGAAGCTGCCTTTGAAACAGGCACTATTAGACGTGTTACCAAATCTGACTATAACAAGTTAGATAAAGCATTAGCAGAGTTGACACATGGCTTCTTGTTTGATAACTTAGAAGCTGTTCGTGAATCTTTCCGCTGGCCAGCTGTTAAACGCTTAACTGCAGAACAAAAAGTTGCAGAAGCTACTACATTGCTTGCTAATGCATCAGGTAACCCTGAACTAGCTGCATATGTTGTTGCTAATCAAGATGCAATTCTTGAAGGCTACAAAGCAGGCGTTGAAAAACGTGAAATTAACACTAACGCTGTAGCTGGCTTAAATGAATGGAGAGCTAGACAAGCTGCTGAAAAAGCTGAACTTGAAGCTGCTGCATTGATTGGACCAGAAGAAGTAGAAGCCGTTAAAGCAAAACATGCTGCTGCTACTGCTGAAAGAAATGCTGCTAAAGCTGCTGCATAAATAAATTAACAAGACCCCTTGACCTGTATGGTTAAGGGGTTTTTAATCGAGGTTTTATGAGAGTACTAGTTATATTGATTTTAAGTATCACAACGGCTCATGCTGATGTTAAGTGGATCGGCAAGGGTAAATGTAAAGTACAATTAATTACTGAGAAGAGACATGATATTCTTGGTGGACTTGCAACAACACATAGATTTGGGAAATTACAATGTACAAAGTAGTAGGCATTACATTCAGACCAGAGTCAGTACAACAGTTCTACTATACTATAGCAGAAGATAATTTAGGTTTCATAGAAAGAGAGCCTGGAAATCAGTACGACCCAGATGCAGTAAGAGTATTGGCATTGCATCATGGTACAAATAAGTTTGTATTTATTGGTTATTTGCCTAAAGGCATGTCTAAGGTGTTTAAGACTAACTTTGCAACAATAAGGTTTGTTAAAGATCGCCGATTTGAAATAATTGCTGAATACGACAAAAATCCACATCAGGAGGTTATCAATGCTAGTCAAATTAAGTCTGTGTAATAATACAAATAGACTTGTCATTCTAAATGTAGCTATGACATATTCTATTGAAATGTATAGAGAAGGTAGTACTTTTAAACTAGCTGCATGCTATCGTGAGGGCGAACCCGATATGCTGTATGATCTTACTGAACCTTGTTACAATCGCTTAGTTCATAAATTGGAGTTGATCTCATGATTTTTACTATAACTGATATAAACGATGGTGTTAAATATGTATTGAATGTAGAGCATTTGTCAGGCCTTATTTTAGATCCGCCAGAAGGGAATGAAGTAGATATTACTATTATGTACCCACAAGCTATTCGCTATGTAACCGTTAACCTAGATGATGCCAAACGCATTGGAGACTATTATGCTACAATTAGATAAGGTTTATTACGACTCTAACAATCACCGTGTAAAGATTGTGTATGAAAAGGATGATATGCTAGTAGGTGTTAATTTGTTTGATGGAGATTTAAACTGGTACACTCTTGATGGTAAATGCAATGCAGGTGCTAGTATTTTAATGCCATTAAAGGTAGAGCTTAATCATGTCTATAAAGATCGTGCAAATAGACTTGTTAAGATTGTTCACATTGCTGATGACGAGAATGACGATATGCCTTGCTTAGGTGTATATAAGACGGATAGAAAAGAATGTGCTAATTGGTACGGTCTCCAAGGCCATTACCATCGTGATTGTAGTTTTGCTAGTTATGATTTAGTTGGAGAGTGCCATGAAGGTTGGTGATAAAGTTTTTACATTTGGGGTTGAAAGTCTTATTGTATATATAGATAATCACCCTGAAACACGTTTTCCTTATCTTGTTGTTACTAAAAATACTAGTGGGTTTGCATACTCTAATTGGCTTGCAAAGGAAGGCTTAAAACCAGTACCTAAGTTTAAAGTAGGTGAAGTCTGGCGTACACGAGAACATAATAAAATGACTATTATTAGCGTCTATGAGAAGACTGTAATCGCTATTCGAGACCCTAACACTGATGATGCTGAAATATGGTACTTTGAAGCAGATGGTAAATATCATGCCGGTCTCGAAAATGATTTTGATTTAGTGGAGAAAGTACAATGATCTTAGAAGTCGGGAAAAAATATGTAACATATGAAGGTGTAGTTCATACAGTTGTTTACATTTCGGACAGGGAGATTATGCACCCTGTAGTGACGATCTCTGATGAGGTGGATAGTATCGAAAGCCATACATATACTCGAGATGGTTATTGGTACGCCAGCGGAGACAACGATGATGCAGACTTTAAACATGAGGAGAGTGAAAATGCTTAAATTTAAAGTAGGCGATAAAGTTTATATAGGTGATAATGTTGCAACAGTTTATACAATCGTATTTATAGCTGATAAATGTTTATGTGTATACAAGAACTTAGATGACAGCTATAGCAGCCGATGGACAGAGCTATCCAAATTAACCCCAGTACCTCAGTTTAAGCTATATCAGGTCTGGGAGATGAGGGATGGTGATCATGGTGAAATTGTTAGTATCTCTTCACTTAACATGATAGTAGTCTACAGTAAGAATAGTGTAGATCATGGTACAGTAGGATTAGATTTAAATGGTCGCTACTATGCTACTGGTACATTATCTGATTATGATCTAGTGAGACAAATACGATGATTATTTTAGTACAAAGTGAATATAAGGTAGAGTCATTTATTAATTTAAATAATGTTGCTGCTTTTTCGTTAGATAAAACTGAACTAGATTCTCCATTACTAACAGTTCTTTTTAACAACGGACGCGGTGATTACTGTTTTCGTTTAACTATAAATGAATATATGCATTTTGTTGAACGTATTCGTGTTTATAATGAGTCTCCTAACCTTTAACTAATCCCCTCTCTGCTCTCTCATTTGGATGCCTTCGGGTGTTCATTTGGGAGGGTGGAGAGGGTTCTTCCCTTATTTTTTTTTTTTATGGTATCAGAACATAGTTCAGACGGTGATATACGATCACCTTATAAAGGAGTCTTTTGGCATACTAAAAGATGTAAGTGGGTAGCCAGTAGTCGTGTAGTACAAAAGTTTAGAATTGAAAAGAAATATATTGGTGCATTTGATTGTCCTCATGAAGCTTATAAAGCTCGTAAGGCATTCGAAGAACAATTAGAGCCTCAATGGGAATTGGTACCTTACGATGACTAGACCCCGTTAAATTAACCCTTTAGCTGCCCCCTTAATTATCCCTCATTTATAGTTATTCTCTTAATTAATACTTATTAAGTAATACTATTAATAGAATACAATATATTGAGAGATGGATAGTAACATTGCTTAACCCCGTTAAATTAACCCTAAAAATTAAATAAATAAGAATAGTACGTAAAATTGCTATTCGATTGAAAACCTAGAGGTTTGTATGAGTGAGTTGACGAGAATCCACAGCATCAAGCGTGGCGGTCATGCGGCTATTAACAAACTTAACGAATTGAGATTTGATCCGATCTATGAACTGGTTACTAAATATCGTGAGATAGAGAAACAAATAGAGTTCTATAATGATTGGAGAGACAACATTATTGTACCCTTGACTTCTACCGGCAAGACACGTACATATAATCAAGAAATACATATGAATCTCTATGACAAGTTGACTAATGTCGCTGAAAAATTATTAAGATATGGGTATGGTAGAGTACCCGAACTACACGAAGAATCTGTACAAGAACGTGTACCATTGATCATAAACCTCAGTAAAGAGGGCGATACATACATAATTGGAGAACGGAATGAGTTACCTGATGATTTACCTGTTGATAACGATTAGCTTATACTATATAGGTTTTATATTGTACTCAATATATGTACCAGAGGTCACAGACCGTGCTCTTAAATGGCTAATTGTAATGACTAGTTTAAATTCATTTATTTACATATGGTACGAAGTATGTTCCTCAA